CCTTTAGAACCTGTTGGGCCAGTGTTACCTAAAGGACCTTGTGGACCTACATCACCTTCAGGCCCCTGAGAACCTGTAGCTCCAGTGGAACCTGTACTACCTTGTGGCCCTGTGTTTCCTGTAGCTCCTGCCTCACCTGAATTACCTTTAGCTGCCATTAGCTGCCATACGGCTGGTTGAGCATAAGGGACAGTCCCAGCAGATGAGTTCTGTAGTGCTGCGTATGACGCACCATCGTATTCAACAGCGTCAAAGGTTTCGTAAGCTGTCGCAGAAGACCATTGGCCTTTCCATGCGATACGTACCTTACCTATATTTAAAGTTGGCATTAGATTGTTACCTCTAGTTCACCATTAGAATTAATTGAGAAATCTTGGTCTGCGGCACTACCGTAATATTCGATAGTGAGCATTCCTGTGCTGGGGTCCATGTGGAAGTTACCGAAAGCAAGTCCTAATGAAGTAGGTCCCATTGAACCTGTCGGTCCTTTAGAACCTGTCGGTCCTAATGTGCCTTGGTTACCAACAGGTCCTTTGTTACCAAAGTCGCCTTGGATTCCTTGGGGACCTTTAGGGCCTAGGGGTCCTGTGGAACCTGTGGGTCCTTGAGAACCAGTAGAGCCTCGTGGACCATCGTTACCTACTGGACCTTTAGAACCTGTGGAACCTGTCGAACCTTTAGAACCAGCAGGACCGACAGGGCCTAATGGACCATCGTCACCTGTGGCTCCTTTAGCGCCTGTATCTCCTGTAGCTCCTGTAGGACCTTGGGAGCCTGTAGCTCCTGTAGGACCAGTGTTACCGAGAGGTCCTTGGCTACCTGTGTCACCTTTTTTTCCTGTAGGGCCTTGAGAACCTGTGGGACCTAGGGGTCCATCACCACCAACAGAGCCTTTTGGCCCTGTACCACCAGTTGGTCCTTGTGTACCAGCATCGCCAGTTGGGCCGAGGGGGCCAGCATCACCTTTTGGACCTTGTACGCCTGTAGCTCCTGTGGGTCCCATGACCCCAGCGTTACCTTTTGGACCTAGTGGACCAGCCCCACCCTTGGGACCTTGTGAGCCAGTATTACCTGTGGAACCCAAAGGCCCTTCGTCACCAACAACACCTTGCAGACCTTTAGGGCCAACGGGTCCTGCTGTACCACGGGGGCCTTGCAGACCAGTTATGCCTTGGTCGCCCATTGCACCCGTATTACCTAACTCTCCTTGAATACCCCGTGGTCCTTCAGGGCCTATAACACCTTGAGGACCATTTGGGCCTTGAGGACCTGTGCTACCAGACAGCCCCGTTCCACCAGTTGGGCCTTGCGGTCCTTCAGATAGTGAGAAAGTTAGCTTTCCAGAGTTAGGGTCATACGCCACAGAACCCTCAGTTCCGTAGGGCAGTGAAGTCATATGAGTTGTTAATGAATAAAGCTCATCACGTATCTGAGTAACGTCACTGGCTTTGATGACGACAGTGTTGTGCTTTTCGAGTACGTCTTTATATTTTGCAGCAACACCTACATCAATTTTGTCAACGTAAGCTTTCGTGGCTGCATCCTGTGCATTTACAGGGTCAGTTACGTTCTTAATAACTCGACCCTGTGCATTAAACTTACCATCTGTTGCTTTGCCTATAGAAGCATTAGCAATGTCTAGGGCTTCCTGAGTCGCCTGAAAGACCTGAATGTTTGAGTTATCAAGGTCAGATTCAGTAAGAATAGCACCATTTCTAAAGTCTACTGCACGACTTGTAATAGACGTGGTACGCGCAAGACGCACAATGTCACCACGCGGGGGTGCGGGAGATAAAGAAATGGTATTTTCCGATGTAAAAGTAAATGGTTTGGACGTACCACCTACAAAGACCTCAACATCTGCTTGCTGTGTGAAAGTAAACGGGATGGAGAAGGTAGTCGTACTACCATCTGAGGTGTATTCTATATAGCTAAAAGCCATTGTCATTAATCTCCTAATTCTGCGGCAATAGCGTTTAAACCTGCCTTTGTATATGCCTGATTCACTATTGGAAGCATGTGTATAACTGATCTGTATTCTTGTTCTGTCATTTTCCCTTCAGAGAACATTCCGTGTGCCATGTGTCCTAGTCCGTCAAGATAACCAGCTATAGGATTAGATACGAAGCCTGACCCAAAGCCTCTTTCGGCCTTATCATATACTTCAGCAGCCATGCCTATGACACCAAAAGCTCCCGTATAACCAACTACGTTTTGAACTATACTTAATGGGTCTAAGTGTTTTTCTAGGTATTCTTTTTGATCTGAACGGCCTACTGAAGACATTTGTGTACGCGCAGTAGTCACAAGACCTGCTAAAAGCATTTGACCCATAACAACATAAGCAGCTTCAACACCCATACCGTTCAAAGCCCTTCGATTCATACGGGCAAACTGCTGCTCTTGAGAGGCCACCGCGAAGCTTAAAAACTGACCAATAGTAGAACCTATCTGTCCTCTTAAAACGCTGTTAGTAGCTCCTACGTCAGTCTCTTGTATGTTGTTACGAACCTCTATAGACACATGATTAGTAAAGGCATCTTGAGCCTCCACATCGTCCCATTTGTCATAGCCCATAACCCGCTTACCATCACCGTGTCTTTTGATCTGCACTTGGATTTGGTCGTACATAGCATCTGTGATACCTGTGTCCTGACGCATGGCTTTAGGTATGTCACCGTCTATCCATTTCTGACGCATTACAGCAGCGTTAAACCTCTGAAGAAGGTCTGTCAATGGGGTAAGCCCTGAGATAACACCCTGAACTTGCCTAGCTTTTTGCCACCAAGGGTCCATGTGTTCAACCATGCCGCCAATCTCATCTATACGCGTTGATGACGAACCCGTTAAACCGTGAGTACCTAAGCCTGTAGCATCAAGAAGGTTCTGCATATCATTGTTAGATACTTCGCCATTACGTGCAGCCTTTAGCCAATCTTTATATTGTGGTGCAACTTTAAAGATAACCCCAAGACCTCCATAAGCAATGACGTTTGCAGTCTCAATGACGCTCATCATTCCAAAGTATCCTGAGTAGGCTAGGTAGGTTAAGTTACGGCCCATCTGTAAGCCTTTAGCCTTGTTCGCTTTTAAACCTAAAGACGTGTCCTCTATTAACTCAGAACCTTGAAGACCCTTAATAAGCTGGCGTATGATTTTAATATCATCTTTTGTTTTAAGAGGGTCTATACCGTTGTCTGCGCCCCATTTATCAATCTTTTTAATGGCATCTTCCATAGTGTCCATACCGTCACCGTCAATACCATTTCTGGCAAAACCAATGTGTCGGCCTGACTTAAAAGCATAGCTTTGAACTATGTCGGACATATTATTATTAAGCATTTCACTGATAGACATAGTTAAACCATCAACAGTAAATTTAGTTTCGTAGTCCATATCAAGACGTTGGCGCATGTTGGTATCAGGCACCCTAGAGTTGCCTTTACTACTGGACATTTTTGAAGCCATGCCTGAATCAATCTCAGCTTCAGTCATACCTTCGTCTACAAGAAACTTACGTAATGCTGTGCTGTCATCAAGTATGTCTTCTAGTCTGTTCGCTGTAACACCAGTGTCTAAAGAAGATACCTTTTGAATAAACAAGCGACTAAGGCGCACAGAGAAAGCTAAATCCCACCCGTTTTTAGCAGCTATGGATTGACCAAAAATCTTACTGACTTTGGTTCCTCCATGTTCCTTTACTACGGCCCGCAATCTAGCAGAGTCCCAATCGGTTGGAACGTAGTTGCGGTCATACTGTATTTCTTTAGCACCTATAACTCTGTAACGCTTTTTCTGACTTAAAATGTCTTTGAATACTTCACGTGCGTTGTCTGCGGCTAACTGAATTTCTTTAGGAGAATCAGCATATACGGAGTCATTACGGACTGCCCTAGTCACTAATCCTTCAAATTCTTCATGCGCCTTTATGCTAAGACGACCGTACTTAGTGGTTTGCCGCCATTTCTGGAAGTTCGGTCTGTGAACCCTCGCTAACTTAGCCCTAGCACTACGTGTAATACGTGTCTGAATACTTGAAGTAGATTGTATGTTCGTGCTGGACTTATTGTTTACCCTATTGTCTTGTACTAAGATTCGGCTTATGTTTCGTACAAGTGGGTTATCAGAACCACGTAAGGCAGCACCTTCAGATAGCAACTTGCTTATCCAGTTAGTGCCGATAATAGTTTTACCTTGTTCTGGTGCGTCAATTTCATCAATACGTTGGGGTGCGTGTATAGGCTGTGGGGCTTCTAAAGACATTTGAATATCAGGGTTGTTAAGATCACCTCCTGCTAACACAGTAGCGGCTTTTTCGTGTTCTCTTAAGTCATCTGCATGTTTTGCATATCTATGTACAAAGGAACCCATACCGCCTGCAAACCCTGCTGAAAAAGCAGTATCTACAAGCACATCATTTATTGTGTAATCAGGTAAAACATTACTGGCATAAAGACTCTCTAAGCCTCCTTGTGCGCCATACACTACTCCCATTTTACCTACTGTACGTATCCTAGTGGTGCCTGTGGTTGCTTTGCTCACGGCATTAGCTAAAGTGCCTATACCTTTACTCACGTTACCTAGTCCCTTAGCTCCTGATAACCAACCGCCCGCGAGAGGTATTGCAGCCAGTGCTGCGTTTTCTTCGGTCAGCATACCAGCACCAAACATTGCCACTATTGTTAGAGCAGGGGAATCACCAAAATTCTCAGCCATTATTTTCTGGTTGTTCTGAGTCTGCGTTACTTGCTCCATCATCTGCTTTAAAGACCCCTCTGATTCTGCTCCAAACATATAATCGTGGAACTGTTCAGGGGTGTCATCAAAGTAGGTTTTCATCACTCTGTCATCAAACCTAAACTCAGGGTCGTACTCATTATCTACAGCCATTTGACGTGCGGCTATTTCAACTAATGAAGCCCCTTCTTCTCTAAAGGCTCCAAAAGAGTCTGTGACCCCAAAGTCATCAGGTTTATCTATAAAGGCATTAACATTGGGGTCAAATACCTTACCGTTCTCTGTGGCTTGTCTCATAACCATTGAGGGGTCTTTAGGTGCCACTGAGTCTGAAGTAAAGACCGAAGTAAATTCTTCTGTTGTTTCCATTGTTTAAATTCCTTATTGACTTGCCTGACGTTTGTTAGCTTCTAGTTGTTTGGTATCTCTTTCTTGTCTAGCGTTCAAACCATTAAACGTGTCTAAATGGAGGGGTAAGGTATTGGGTATGGTCATACCACGTGAGTCAGTAATCCAAAATGTCTTACCTCTTCCACTATAGCGAAGAGAAAGCTGGGTAGGGTCTAAAGCACCCATACCAATAGTTGCTGCTTGAATTTCAAAATAAGCTTGTGCATCTTCTTGGAATGTAGAACTTTCAATATCTTCACCTCCACCCATAAATACCAACTTCCCATTTACTACTGAGTGGTCACTTACGATTTCCTTGGCGTACTCATCTATAAATTCTTTAGGGTTCATTCCTGTCATTCTGGCAATAACTTTGCCGTACTGAACTATCTTATCTGAGAGTAAGGATTTATCTTCTTCTCCAGTAACTATGTCACCCCACCCGAAAGTATCTAATTCATCCATGACTTCTATAGAAAACTTTTGAAGGTCTGCTGAACTCGCTTTGGATTCTAAATAATCTGGAGAACCTATAGCGGTTAAAGCCTCTACTTCGTTATTTTCCCCATACATAGTCATCACTCGCCAATCTGCAAATTGTGCGCGTTGGTTAGGGTCTGTAAGGTACTTACGAAACATTTGAGGATTACCAGCATGAAGCTGTTTTAGAAGCTTGAATTTATTCATAGTGGTTTTGAAGGTAGGGGAGGCTGGTAAGAAGTCACCAGTGCCTAAGAAATCAAACGCCTTTCCCGCCATTGCTTTCCAACGTGTGTTGATAACATCAACTTTAGAATAAATGCCTATTTCAGCCGCTAACTTTTGTTCATCCGTTCCGTCAGGTAGTTTGGTATTAACTATTTCTGTAATAGCTAGTTGAGTGGCCTTGTCTATTTCATCTTTAGAAAGGGTCTGCTGTTTGCCGTTTTGATCTACGTAAGAACCAGCCGATAGATTAAATACCCCTGTAATTCTACTAGCCACCGCAGAAGCCATAGCACCGTTTTTACGGACACCAGCTTGTCTTAAAGCACTCGCTGTGCCGTTTCGCCTAATGAGTGCCATTCTTCGTTCGCGGGATATGTCACCTGACGCTTCACGTTTTGATAACCCAATTAAATCTTCATCAGTAAACTCCCCTGCATCTGCTATAGCACCAACATCTAAAAGATAATCTGTAACATTTACTGAATTTACTATTGACGCATTAGTCTTAGCCTTTTCAATTAATCCTAAAACCTTGTTACGATAATCAGGGCCACCATTACCAGCTTTAATGAGGTAGTCACCAATGACTGTATCCATGAACTCTTCACCACGTCTTTCTTGCTCTTTGAGCCAAAAGTTTTGTAGGTCAGTGTTGGAGAACCCATACTTATCTTTTAAAATAGCTTCCATATCAGCCGCATGAGAACTAAAGAGAATCCCAGCTTCTTCGTTTAACTGCTCCTTTGTTAGACCGTTAGGTGTAAATGCAGTCGAACCGTCTGAATTAAACTTGTAAGTAGCTGTAGCATCATTAATAAATATATCTGTAGTGGCAGAACCAAAAACCGCGCCCGAATCACGTAGGTCTTGTCTTTGATAAAAAGTAGACGTAGAGGCACTAGACGCTTTTGAAGACTGACGCATAGAGTTAGCTAGAATACCCTTAAGGTCTTCGTCATCTACTTGGTCTAAGCTACCAAGAAATAACTTCTGATATTCAGGAGTTTCTAAAGTCTCTTCGTGAGTCATACGGGCAAACTTCTCTTGCGACATTAAGGATTTAAAGCCTATGCCAAATGAGTTCTGTGCCGCTTGTTTTTTACTCGCTTGAATCATATCAAGCTTGCGTTCTTTCTTTTCCTCTACACGTTGCACATTACCTGTAACGCTGTCTAAAGCCTTACTAATCTGGTCGTTACGCGCTGGACGTACAAAGGTGTCAACAGTTGACGCTTGGGGAGTGAGGCGCACCTGACTTTTTTGGTATGGGGTTTGTACTCTATTAGTAGCCACGGCTATAATTCCTTTTTATCTTGAAGCTCTATGCCCAAGAGGTTTCTTTTTGAAAGGGTTCTTTAACCCCTTAAAATAACTTGGGTTGCTTTCGTATGCGTCACCACCAATCTGTAAGGCAGTTCCAGCAAAGCTTGGGTACGGGACTGAGTTAATACGGGACTGTCTTCCAGTTTCCGCACCTTTCTTCTGTTCTGCTATCTGAGCTTTAGTAGCTCCAAGGTTAGAGTCGGCCTTAGTATCATCAAATAAATTCTGACGTAATATGTCGGACATAAGGGCATCTACAGATAAACCAGATACGCCTGACTCACCTGAAGCTGTCCTAGCTTTAGACGTGTCCCTCATTGTTTGTATATCAGCTTCCATCCCACGTTGGGACTCTGCTTCTTCTTCTTGGCGTTGTCTTAAGTTAAGCTGTCGAGCATCATTGAGATAAGAAGCGTTAGCGTTCTCTTCATTACGTTGGGCTTGCTGCTGCTGTTCTGCCGCGCCTGCAATACTTGTCATAGCACCAATAATTGTTGCTGCGTCACACATTTTGATTAATCCTTACGAACTCATAAAAAGGAACACCCCCCACGCCAAACGTGGGTATTAACTGTACAAAGGAAAAGCCAATGTGGTTTAGCCACCTGATAGACACCTTGTTTCTAGCATCTACATAGTTAACGAGTAGGGGGTATTGGTGATTTACTTCTTTGACCCATTCCACTGACTGTGTAAGTAGGTCTTTCTTGATCTGTGGAATCTTGTCAGAACCTAGCATCCAAGGAGAACCTATAAGGTCATCAACACGGGCGCACCCAAACATTCCGATTAGCTCACCATTGTGGATAATAGATTGAGCGTTAGATATGTCGAAGCCTCTTTGGAGTGCTTCAAGAGGCGTTACACCGTTAGATGCTTTTATCTCTAACACGTCTGCCTCCCGCATTTTTGCAGCAAGCACAGACACGTCTTCCTGTATGGAATCACGATAATGGGCCATTGGTTAAATCCTTTGTGTTCTATTAATTAAGAAACCTTCATACTCAGCACTTTGGAACACACAGGGTAAGTAACTGTCTGAAGTAACAACGATGTGAGCGTACTTAGAGTTAGTCATAACAGATAACCTAAAGCTTCCTGAAGCAAGATTAGCTTGACCTAGTATGTTACTTAGTGCGCCTACGACCCTGCCATTAAACACATGGGTTTGTGTGTCTCTAGCTTTGGGAGTGCTTTCGACTTTAAAGTATGCTGTGTCGCTATATACAATGTAAAATGTGCGTAGCTGGAGCTTGCCAGTTGTGATAGCTTTGTTATCTTGCTTTAAGACTTGTTCACTAAACTGATACTTAAAGGTGTAAGGTACACCTGAGTAGATAATAGCACCGCCATTTATATCTGATATAGCTTCTGCTTTACTTCTCAAAGTTCCTGTAGTGTTCACAAAGAGTGATGAAGCGTTTGTATAAGGTAATGTACTGCTAGTCATCTTATAACGTCTATCTAGGTGTAAGGCACCACCACCATAGTTAGTTCTGTTTGAGGTATAAACCATATCACTACTGGCCTCATCACTGGCAAGACTTAGGTTCTCTAGGAACACACCATCTGAATACTGCATTACCATCTTTATGGTTGAACCGTTAAAGGCTACAGAACTTACCCTTCCTGAAAACTTCCACTCTGACCACGCACTCTGTAGCTTCTCTTCCCCACGCCAGTAATAGCGGTAAACAAATACTGAGTTAGGTCTATCTTCAGTTAGCACTAACAGCATATCTTCGTTGGAAGAGGCCGCTAAACCTCTAATAGTACCTTCTAGGTAATTAGGAATGTGTGCAGATACATCAGCAGCGTCATTAGTTTCTGAAGCTTGCTCTACGTAATACTCACGTATACCTGACCACTTACCTTTAGAAAACCCAAAGAATATATAGCGACCTGCGCCCACTGGTTTAGCTGTGAGGTTTGCTTCAAAGTTAGTGGATACGTCTATATGTACCGTATCAGGTGTTAATAGCTCGGAAGCTGTCAACATAAACTGAGTAAGATCAGAGAATATTAACAAGGACTCGTTAAAAGGAATCGCATGTTTTAAGATAGAGATTTGGTTATTAGACACCGCTACATCTATAGGGTTAGAGTCTAAGGTTGTTAGAACGGTCTTAGGGAAGAAGTTATAGAACTCTCCCGCTTCACTGAAGATTACATTTTCATCTGCAAGGAAACCTAAGCGGTTGCGGTGAAAGAATATGTCATTGATCTTATACCCTATGAAAGAGGGTATTGGGTTAGTGTCTCCATCCCCTGCTTCTCTGTCATCCCACGTTAAAGGGGAAAAGGTAAATGTACCGTCTGTCTCCTTACGGAGTTGGTGGGGCATGGTAAGCTTGTCTATGCGACTCTTAAGAGCCGTACCGTCTGCCGCAAGTTCGCCTACAGTTTCCTTCCATATCAACTCATTGTTTGTGTTATCACCTACAGTAAGGTGGACATAATGGTCGTCTTGCTTCTTTTCGTTACTACCAGCAATCATTATTTTAAAGCCTACTTTACCCTTGCGGGGTAGGTTCTTAAAGTCGATTGTTTGACCTTTAAAGGAGTATAGAAACCTATCTCCCGCACCATCACTTGAGGTGATTGTGAAGTCAGTAGTAGGGTTAGTAACGTATATTACAGAACCAATCTGTTCTTTAGCATACCCTGACGTTAGGTTTAGGTTGTTAAGTAATTGAGTAGCTATGTAGTCAGTGCCTATTTTTGCTGCGTGAGCTGCAACACTACCGTCTGGTGTGGTATACGTGGAGGTCACGGTGCCTACTTTAATAGTGTAGGTTAAGCCATAATCAGCCTGTCTTACGTAAAACATAGCTTCTTTAGGTCTAACAGTAGGCGCGTAAGAGTCCATTAGGACAGTCTTAGCTTTGTTCACGACAAAGGTGGTATCACCTACAGACACAGCACTTACATCAGTATCAAAATCAGCTACACCAGTGAGATAAGTTGGGAGTGACGTAAGAGCGTTGCCGTTTTCGTCATTAACTGTCAGTTCTGTGCCAGCTTGGTTAAACACTTTGACACCTGTGGAACTAAAGATTGCCGTATAGTCCTCAACACTTGAGTATTTAATAGCGTGTAAGAACACGTTTGACGTGGTACTTACCCCAGTTAATTTAGCAATATGTTCAGTACAAGGGCGTTTCTCTAAGCCGCGTGTTACAGAGGATAAACCGTTTTCTTGTATTTCAGCTTGGCTAGCGTGTCTTAGGCTTGGGGGTTGTTGTGATATTCCATTAAGTAAATTAGGAATAGAACCTGAGATTAAAGACATTCGGTTAACCTCTTCGGCTTATAATTGAATAAGTGTCCCAATTATCAAAGATATTGAGGTCTTTAACATCGGACTCATTTTGCATTAGGGATACCCAAGCGGCTTGCTCATCAGCAGTGTTAAAGCTGTGTAGTGCCTCTGAACCGAGGGCGCGATCTTGGAGGACACGCGCTGCCCTGATTGTTGTGTAACGCCTAGCGGTTTCTGGCATATCACCAAAATCAAGGAGAACAACTATATCCACCTCAATAGGTACTGCCATTGAGTAGCTATTCTTAATTCTGTCGTACATCTTCATACCGCGCTGCACTAAGTCCGAACTAGTGGATATACGCAGTGAGGTGGTGTCTACATGCAGACAGTTAGCGGGTAAGTTAATCTCATTATTGGCATCAGGTGTTAACTTAAATGTTAAGTCTGTATTGAACGTCCAGCCTATTGACTGCACAGCACGACTTACGTTGTCTAAAGTCTGTTCTGCAAGACTAGCTTCCACAAGACCAGAGGTTAACGAGTTAACAGGAGATTCGCCAATCGTGGCTAACAAGGTATTAACAGCTTCTAGTTTGGTTGTTGGATTCATTAGCTTTCCTTCTTATAAAAGAAAAAAAAGGGCAGAGAGAAATTAATCTCCCCACCCTTTAGAGTAGGCTGTTACTGTTTACACAGCATTCAACGAAATGGCGCAAGCAGGGCGTAAGATGTTATGACCCATAGCGTACTTAGCTACCATTAACGTACCTTGACGTTCGATCTGATACTCAGACTCGACACCTAAATCTAACAACTTAACTGTTGCTGCGGCATCCTGACTGAAGATTAAACCCCGTAATTTAGAGTAGTCGCCACGATAGGCCGCAGTACGTGCGCTAGTTAACGGCTCAACGTCAGTAGAACTTGAAGTTTGGTCTGTGGCTGGTAGATGATTACTCATCATAATCTTAACGCCACCGACTTGAGGGACGACACCCGCTGCTACAGAACCTTCACCGCCAACATCACGGTTTAACCATGCAGCGTTGGCAACACTGGGAACATTCAATAAAGCGTAATACTGAGAAGGGGGTAGTACACAAACCTTTTCACCGCCTATGTCTTTCTTATCAAACTCTTCAAGAGCCTTATAGATAGCTGCAACGATCTTAGCACCTTCAAGTGCATGGGCTTGTGTAGTACCGATGTTGACGTTAGCGGTATAAATTTCATCATCAAATTTAGTTCCAAAAGCGGCTGTAGCTTTGGTAGCGTTGGTTATGCTTGCAGCTTTCGCAATGATACGCGCTACGTTGCGGTCAGATACGTTAGCTAATGCGCTGCCCGACTCTTTAGAGTAAATGCTACGCACATCATAGTGATTCATAGCTTCGTCAATCTTTGCAATGAATTGAGTGCTAATTAATAAATCATCGACAGTTACAGTGCGTTCGCCCTTCTTGATTTGATCTGCTTCAATCATAGTGCCAGGAATGTGATACTTTGCAGAACCAGTGCCAGTTAGAGGGAAGGATGCAGACTTACCATTAGAAATGGTACGGGTGCGGTGTAGAGGCATGAAGACGTTCTTTTCTTCGTATGCAGTGAGGACTTCACCAGCATATAGCTTAAGGAATAATGAACGATCATCTCCAGAAGCGTTAGTTTGGCCCAAACGTGAGGGTGATTGATGTGGTAATGCCATGTTATATGTACCTAAATGTGTATTAAAAGTGTATTAAAGTTGTTGAGTGTTTCGATGTTCAGACTCAGCTACTTGTCACTTCCTTTCCCATAGAGATTGTCCTCCGCAGAGGGTCAATAGATACTTGGAGCAAGTTAGTTGCATTGTTTTGTTTATTGAAACGAAAAAGCCCACCAGAGGCCGTTTAGTGCTTGGTGGGTGTAAAGGTTGCGGAGACAGAGAACCTACAGGACGTTACTTCTTGATAATTTAGAAGCAACCTGCTGTCGGTATGCAGAGTCAGTGCTGTACCTTGGGTCACGCATTGCTGCGGTCAGTTGGGCAGCAGAATCAAAGACCCCACCTGTTACGGATTTAGTCTCGCCCATGACGAGTGATGGTTCACTCCCGTTAACAGAACGGTACTGTGCTTGTAGACCCTGAATAGCTAGATTTGCTGATTCTATGTTTCCACTGTTTACTGCATTGTTAAAGGCATCAATGGATGCTTCATTTAAACTTTCAGAAGCCCAAGTAACCATATTTTCATACGCTTCTTGGCCTCCTACCTGTTCAAAGGCTTCTTGTTGCATCTGTTCAGCCACCGCCATTTGACCATCTATAAATTGGTCAACCATAGAACGGGGAATACCAGCTTCTATTAAAGAATCGTAAGAAGCTTCAGTTAGTCCACCTAGCTCTGCGAACTCTTGGGATAAGGAATCAAAATCAATACCTTCCTCTTCAAGCCCTTCAACTATGTTTTCTAACTCTTCTTCTTCTAACTCTTCTTCTTCTAACTCTTCTTCTTCGTCTTGAGAGCCTAGCTTCTGTTCTAGGGATTCATAAGCTTGCGCCATATCCTCAACACTGTTGAACTTCTCAGGTAGCCATTCAGGGCGGTCGGACACATCAGGATTCTCAAGACCTTCGGCCTTTTCTAACATATCTAATGTGTGCTGACCGTCTTCAACGGTTTCTTCGTATGTGTTAACTGTATCCATTTTTAACTGTCTCCAAACAGATAATTTATTTAGTCTTTGTTGAGTAAGACTTACCATTGAATTTAAAGGTTTTTTTACCTTCTTCTTTAGCAGCCTTAAAAGCTGTCCCGAAAGACGTTGCTTTCTTACCTGTCTTAGCGTTTAAGTGTCCACGTAGGTCTTTACTACCTGACTTTTTAACGTCATCTTTAGTTGCCGTTGAGTAAGACTTACCATTCCAAGCAAACTTTGACTTACCAGCTTTCCTAGCTGTCCTAAATGCAGTGCCAAAAGAACTTGTTGTAGCTGCTGGCTTCTTAGTTTCTATTTCTTTAAAACCAGAAAATAACTTACCGCCTTTAGGTGGTGCGTCAGCAGAAGCGGCTAATTTCTCCACTGTTACAGCCGCCAGTAGAGGGCTTAACACCCTCCCAAACTTAGCAAACGTACTTAATTTAGAAGCGAGGGTACTGGCTTTACTACCTTTTATAACCGTCTTAGTAGAGCCACCAATGCGTTCACCAGCAGGGCCGACAGTTGATGAGCCTTTAATAATTTTACGCTTAGGTGTCGCTGTCTTAGCTGTCGCTGTCTTATTGCCAGTACCAAACTTAGGGCCACCAGTGCGCCTAACGTCAACTTTAGTCTTCGTAGGGGGCTTACCGCGAGAAGCGTTAACTTTCTTACGTCTGATCTTGGCATTAGTAGAAGGTTTTGATTCAGCACTTAATGTTTTAACTGTCGGCTTCTTAGCCTCTACCTTAGTAGCCTTAACTACGCTAGGTTTAACACGCGAGTCTTTAATAGACTGTAGTAGCTTGCCCTTAACACTGGTTGGTGTGACAGGCTTACTACGCGCACCCTTTCTTAAAGAAGGCTTCAGCTTCTTAGTAGCTACTTTAGGCTTGGGTTTGGGCTTAGTCCGACCATCCTTAAGAGAGCGTGTTAACGCTTTAGTCGCTTTAGGAGTCTCAGGTTTATTACGTAAAGATTTTAAGGACGTAGTTAGTTTGGAAGGTGCTTTTTTTTTAACTGTTGGCTTCTTAGCAGCTACCTTTTTGGTAGTAGGCTTTTTAGCTTCGGGCTTCTTAGCAGCTACCTTTTTGGTAGTAGGCTTTTTAGCTTCAGGCTTCTTAGCAGCTACCTTTTTAGTAGGTGGTTTACCCCTTGTGCTTTTGACCTTAACCTTAGCCTTAACCTCTTCTTTTGCTACGGTCTTACCTTTGCTATTAAACTTAGGTGTTTTCTGTTTTTTCTTAATATCTGCTAGTTGTTTTTCTAAAGCTGTAGCATCAATTTCGGCTTTCTTTTTTGAAGCAATTTCTGCTTCTATCTTAGCAATCAACTGTTCGTCTTCTGTACTAAATGCTAGTGCCATTACTGTTCACCTTGTCCTTGTTTCATCATGCCTTGGGCAATCGGGCCTGTAGCTTTCTCAGCCATAGAAGCCATTAGTTGCTGTTGCTGTTGCTGTCGCGCTTGCTTCTGTTCCTGAGCTTTCTGTTCTGGTGATTTCACCAAGCCAGTAGTATCAATTCCTAAAGACGCTCCAAGTCGATCAATGTAATCGTCTACGTTTAACTCACGTGCAAGCACTTCATTACCCAATGGGGCTAACATCTGAAGTAACTGAGAGAGTTTGTTAAGGTCTTGACCACGGCCTAAAGCTTCCATACCAGTAACGATCTGAGGCTTAAGGGTGTTGTCGGGGAACTTAGGCATCTTGCCGCTTTTCTCCATACGGGAGAGTAGTAGCTTAACTAAGGGGTATTGAAACTCTTGGGAAAGAATTGAATATACCCCACCTAATGCTGCCTCAAGTTCTTGAGCCATATAGCGTACCTCTTCAGCAGTAACACGTTCAGCTTTACGCTGTACTGAGCTATTCATTAGGAATGAAAAGGCCAGCCGTTCAGTAATCTCACGTGCCGTATCCTGTGCTACTCGGAAGTCATTAAACTTCTGAAGTTGTAGTACAGATACATCGTTGGCATCACCTGCTGCTATACCACCATTAGGTGTCTGAGCAATTACTTTTGCTTTAGTAGTACCATTTGGTCGTACCAGAAATAGAACCTTAGCGGCTGCGGCTGAACCTTCGACAATAGCCCTTGTTAGAGTCTCTAGTGAACTTAAGTCACCTATGAACTCTTCAACATAACCACGTCCATAAGATTCACCATCAATACGCACCATACGTAGTGACATAAAGGGTGTTTTATCTAGGGGGAACGAGCCGACAGAGTTAGGTATAACCTGACCCTCAACTTCTTGGTGTACTTCCCACTTCTTACTAATACGCTTAACGCTTGTGTAAAGGTCAACGGACTTGAGTTGTGAGTCGCCTGTTGGTTTGGTCAGTAAATCTTGGACTTCTTTAGGAAGCATAAGAGGACTAACGGTTTCTTTGGTAATAATCTCTAAGACATTACCCATCGCGTCACGTTGACATACGTAACGGTCTAAACGAAATACACGAACACCCCCATCTTTAGGCATGTGGACTAAAACATTACCTGAAACGATAAGTTGCTTTAGAGCCTCAAACACTGGGACACGGATTGCTGTAGCTTCAACTTCTTGCATGGCAGCGCGTTCTATACGTGAGAGTGCTTCTTCTACTTTACCCCTAGCACCTTCTCCACCCGATAGACTTTGAAGGTCAAAGTCATCCATAGTCAAACGGAAGAAAGGAGCATTAGGTGGGAGTAAGGTCATTAATAACTTAGAACTTAGGTTATTAACACCACGCGCACCAATAGATTGAAATGGCGTAGAGTATGTAGATGAACCTGTATGACCTTCGGGGGGCATGAGAGTTGGTATGGTTAATACGGCTGCTTCTCTTGCCCTGCTTAAAAAAGGTGTACGGTCACTTTCGAGTTGTGTATATCGTTTAGCTACTGCTCCTGTGTTTGGTAGCATAGCTAATCATTCTCTTGTGTTATGTAATAATATTTAAGCCGCTAAAACCGCCGCCACTAACAGCAACACCACGGTTTTTATTACGTGTGCTACGTTTACCTTCACGTTGCTTATTCTTTTTAACAGCCAAAAGATTCTTAAGGTTATCTGGTTGGTTAGTTGCTAACGCTGGGCCGCTACTTCCATTAGATGCAGTTGATTGGTTAGAACCTTTAGCTTTTGGTATAGCAAGTTTTGCAGTCTTAGATTCAGCCTTAAAGTTAGCCATAGGTTCTACATTGGAACCTTTAGCATGATCAGAGTAGACCTTCTTAAAGTCTGTGGTTTTGAAAGGGCTAGTGCTATCTTTTCGGTAGTTACCTCCACCTGACTTATGAACCTCACGGCCTTTTTTATTAGCTGCAATTTGTTCACCTTGTACATCACGGCCTTGCTTCTTAGAGCCAAACTCTAATAAGCTTTCTACAGGCTTGTGTACCTCTCCTGTAGAAATTGACTTATAGATTCCAGTAAAGCTTGTATCTTTATCTAAAGAATCTGACTGTCGCCTTGAGAGTTCTTTAAGACCTTTAGAACCCGACTTACCTTCTTTAGCTAGCTTAACTAGCGCAGGGTTAGTCTTAGAGTTTGTAACACCTTTAATAGCATTACCGCTAGAGTCTGTAATATTAGACCTAGCTACGCCAATGCCCTTGGCTTCCTGCTTTGCTGTGAACTTAGCACCCGCCACTTTGTTCTTATTAATAGACTCTTTTGTTGGTATAAAAATGTCTTTTAAAGTTTTTTTCTTAGATGGTTTATCATTGCCTCCCCCCGTAGAAGGTTTACTAGCAGTTGCATCACACATCTAGCCACCTCCCTTTTTACTGTTGGGTATGCTTAAACTAGCCGAACCTGAGCCACCCATGTTTAAGCCTGTGGTGGGTACTTTGTTACGAACGCTACGCTTACCTTTAGACTTACGCTTACGCGCTGCTGAAGGTGTTTGCTCCATATCTGAAAAATCTAAACTAGCGGGAGCTTTAGCAGGGGCAGGTGCCTTTGTTGCAGGTTTAGGTGAACTACCGAATAAACACATTTATGGTCTAATCCTCATTGTTAAAATCGTCTTCGGATAACTCTTTAAGTTTTTTTAAGACACTTCTTTGACCTTGGAGAAACCTAAGTTCTTCTAAGGTAAGATTACCTGTTGGGAGGGTGTCAGGAAATAACTCTTCGAGAGTTGTAAGAAGTCCTTGGGATACACCCAAAGACTTGTTAAGTATGTTTTTCATAAGGGTTTTACTGTAACGGTACGTTAATTCGGAACGCTGTATTTAGCGATAATTACGTCTACTTAATACTCATTCTTCCCTTTCTTCTTTATACATTGACAAGGCTTCTTCAAACCCATCCCACTTAGCTACACCGCATGTTGTCAGACAGGTTAGAAACTCAGAGTCCCGTTCAATCGTCTTAAAGTAATTTTCATCCACTTCAATTAATCTTCCCATATTGTGCCTCGTTGGTATAACTGAATAGCTGTATTTAGATCACAGTCGAAACCTTCCATGATCTCTTCAAACAAAGTAATAAACATCATATAAACCTCACACTAGGTCAACGATTTCACAAGAGTCACCAGAACAAGCTAACGTCTGAGAACTAATCGTAGTATCTTCAATTTCGTAGTCCGATAGCTTTGACCAATCAATAGCCTTGGGCATATTGCCTAAGAACTTCTCATACACTTCCTGAGTACATTGTTGGTAAGGGGCTTGTTGGTAGATGTGTTCAGAGTACGGTAAGAAGCTTACGCCACTCATTTCATCAAAGTTCTTGTAGACATAAGCACCTACCTCTAACCACTCGTCTGCTAAGACGTTAATAGTCACTGAGGGCTTGTGTTCACAATAATGACGTTGATATGCAAGCCAAGTGTCTAGTTGCTGAATAGCCGTTGTGTTCTCTGTAAGAACTGCCTGTTCAGGTGACTTCTGAGGGAAGCTAAACACCACTGTAGTATCAGGTTGATGGGCGCAAGGCTCCCAAGGAATCCCCTGATCTTTCATAAACTGAGTAAGGGGGTCGTTGAACGCACCACGTACTGTCCGAATGTAGTATTCGCTGTGACGCGCATGGATTCCACTAGCAGAGTTAACTAGCTGACTGACTGTGCCACTAGGTTTGACTGCTGTGATTGCTGTACTCACTGTAATGCCTAACTTACCTGCCCACTCTTTGTTAACTTCTACTGATACGGCACGAAGACGTTCTAGTAGTGCAGGTAACTTAGGGTTAGCTGTGGTTGTTAGGGGGTTATCCATAATGCCAGTTAGACTTACACCTAAAAGACGTTCTTCGTTAGTGTTATCCTGCCAAACTTGACGCAGATATGGGAACTTAGTGTAGGTAGCTTGGAGAGTCCCTAGGATGGTAGCTACTGTGATCTTACGCTCAAGGTCTTGCTCAGTATCACCCGAACGAATCACGACTTCAGTAAGATTACAGAATTGGTATGGTCTTAGTATTATCTCGCTGCAAGGGTTTGTTCCAAACTCATAGGTGGCATCACGCCTACCATTTTTAGCTGCTTGGTTCTGTGCAGCCTGTCGGTTAAAGATGCCTCGCTCACCTGTACCTGACTCAACTAGACTTAACCACTCTCGCATGAATGAGGTGGAGTCTGGCTTACTGGTGTAGGCTACTGAGTTGTTCGCTAAGTTACGCTGTCCGTTGGTTTCCCAATACGCACCAGATTTAGCATGGCGCATACGGTCATCACTAAGATTTGATAGGCTAATCATGGCTGATCTACGTACACCGCCAACAACTACAACCTCACCAATCTTACACATAATGTCATGGCATTGGAGGCTAGTTAGTTTCTCACCTGAAGCTTCTTTAAACTTACTAATCACAAACTGAAACAAGTCAACCAAAGGTGCAGGGCCACTAGCACGACCACCGAAAGTCTTAAGCTTTGCACCCGCAGGTCGAACCTGCGTTACGTCCCACTTAGGTATGAAACCTCTATACAAGGAAAGGATTAATGTACGTAGTGAGTATGCCCAACCTTCCTTGCTGTCAGGCACTACGATTCTCTCATCTAGGTTGATGAGGTTCATAGGAACTTCTGGTAACTTGCTAACGTACTGACGTTCAACAGAAAAACCCACACCTGTGCCGCAGAGTAAAATGAACATGGCCTCATCAAAGCTGCGAATATCATCGACAGGTAAGTACGAACAGTTATAACCAGCCGTGTTATCCCGATCAAAGGCTTTGCCTGAACTCATCATGGCTCTCATAGAGGGCATCACGTCTAGGTTATATATTGCCTCACGCAATGCAAAGACTGTTACATCATCCTTGATCTTGGGTAGCACTAAATTATCTACATAACGATCAACAGTTTCGGCCCAATTTTCTCTACGATTTTCTGAATCTAGCCATTTGGCATAGCGACTTGTGTGGATAAATGCTTGGTAGTCGTTGGGGAAGTAATTGTTCATGCTTGGCGGCATTCCTGTTCTAAGTCTTGAATTAATTTATTGATGTAATAGCGGCACTTCAGTAGGTCTTGCATCGGTGTGGCTTTGTGATTGTGTCGGGTTAGGTACTTAATGACGTTACCCTCGCAAAAGTTCATCTCATGGGCGCGTATGTAATCAATAGGCTCTATAGATGCGGTGGTGTAATGAGGTGGTGTGTTTATAAGGTCAACAGTAGGCTCAATGAGTTTCTTCATTTGGATGGTTCCTTATTGATAGGTGGTTGCCACAAAATAGGGGCATTGTCCCAAAGCTCTGCTATGAGTATTCGGGCCATACGTGCGTTCAGTAGGGCGGCTGCTTCGTCACCTTTGTAAGCTTTTAGTACACCTTCCCAAAGACTCTCAGGGGTGCCTCGGTGCTTATCAATTAGCTTACGGGCAGTCACTTCACCGACACCTTTAACACCGTAATAGCCGTCTGTTGGGTCGCCTTTGAGTGCTTGGGTAATGAAGTGTTCGTAAGCTTCTTCTTCAGAGATATGGACAACTTCACCGTCTTTCCAGATACGTGCATTGGGTATGGTCAGCATGTCTTTATCATCGGAGACAATGAGGTACTTGTCAGGGTCTTGGGTTGCTAAGATTCCCATAACATCATCAGCTTCAATGTTGTCTAGGATGACGTGGCTGTACTGTTCTTTAACGAAGTCAAGAAGCGTGTAGAGACATAGAGGTCTGCGGGTAGTCTTACGGTTAGCTTTATACTCAGGGTTAATATCTTTGCGATAGTTTGTTGGGCTAGAGATAGCCACTACCACTTCCTTTAACCCTGTCTCTGCTTTTATTTGCTCGACTTTAGATACAAAGCCCTTGTTAACGTCATCTTCGTAGCAGTGGAGAGTCCATAAACCGTCACCCCAGTGAATAGGTTTTTCGAGTGCTGCGGCTATACGGTACGCTATTAGATCACCGTCTAATAGTAAGGTGTTACGGGACATAGGGACTCTCCAATTTAGTGTACTAATTTAAGTTCAAACTGCTTTTTCTCAGCTTCTATCTCTAAGTCTTCCCTGTACAAAGTGTTGGCAAGCTCTAAATAGTGCATAAGAATTTCTTCGTTATTTGCTATATCTTGGACTGCGGCATATATCGCTGCCCCATACGCGCTTTGCTCGTTTGTAGGTTCACCGTCACATGCACCTTTGAATTTTACTGACGTACATTCACTATTAAATGTTATGATTAGCGATAGGCTTCCTGTTTCCATTTGGGTCACTCCTTTCTAATTTATTAAGAACAGCGATAGCACTGTCAGCGTTAATTTTGAACCACTCGTTCTGGCGACCATCTGCCACTAACTCAAGTTCTTGGTGAACCCGTAACTCGACAATATGACGGTCAGGGACTTTGATATGGTGGTGAAGAATGTATGACCTAAAAGGGTCGCTGGTTTGATACGAGTTAAGGCGGTCTGCGGCATCAACAGCTTTACCTACCTTGACCCATTCAGGCCATGCTGGATTTTTAATGACGTAAACACACCCAACTTTAGATTTTGGGTAATTCTTTAACGAGCTAAATGCAGCATCATTGAATGATTTGTACCGACCTGATTTCCACAAAGGATGGTCTTGTGGAATGTACTTACCGTCAACGAACATACGCTTATGGTTCTTATTGTTATGGGGGTCTACCCTGCG